TTATTCATTTTTAATTTCTGCAAGCTTTGCTGCAATGGTCTTGAAATCTTCCCAGGCGTCCTTCTTGACTGATTCGTTTCTCAAGAGGTATGAAGGATGGTATGTGGGCATGAAAAAAATATCTCCCTTTTTAACAAACTTTCCTCTCTGCTTGCTTATACTTAAGTTTGGGTCAATGAGCTTTTTGGAAGACACAGCTCCTAGGCACACAATTATTTTAGGGCGGATGAGTTTTACCTGCCACCTTAAATAATCAATGCATGATTCTGCTTCATCATCCATGGGATTCCTGTTTTCCGGAGGTCTGCATTTTACCACATTGGCAATGTACACATCTGAGCGCTTCAGTTTTATTGCTCCAATCATTTTATCAAGCAGCTGACCTGCTTTTCCTACAAAGGGCCTGCCCTGCACATCCTCGTTGTATCCTGGTCCTTCCCCTACAAACATTATGTCTGCATGTTCATTTCCTTCACCGAAAACAACGGTAGTCCTTGTTTCTGCCAGCCTGCACTTTCGACACTTTGAAGTGAATTTTTTAAGCTCATCCATTGAGTACATAAATGCCTCTACAGTGTCAAATCTATGTGGCAATATCCATTTGGATTTTTTATAATTCTTTGACACGTTGGATTTTAAAGACTTTCTTTATTACTGACAACATTATGACAACATTATATGAATAGCAAAGTGTAATACAAAGAGGAAGAACTGTCTATTAAGGCAGTTCTTTTATATCCAAATTAATAACCTCAATCTTATTGCTAGTAATCTTTTTATCCGATACATAAAGCAGTTTTTTAAATTCTGATTCTTCATATTTTTTTATCTTTTCGCTGTCAAACATCCGTTGCAACTCTACAGCCATATATACCTTTTTACCGTTGCGCTCCAAGTTTATAGTCATATCAGGTCTCAGATTTCCTATTTGTGTCTGTACGGTCAAAATATCGACTGTATAGTTATTATTGATTAACCACAAATATGTTTTTGCAAGTAAATCCAAATGCAGCTTTTGAGCTGGCTCTCTCTTTGTAAAGTAGAAATATTTATCATTCGCACCATGCCTATTGCGCTTAATGTAAAGATAGTCATGCAGAAATGAAAGTCTATAATATGCGACTCTTGGAGAAGGATAGAATATCTTTTGTAATGTATCTCCGTAACAAGGTATCTTGTCAACAAACTCAATTACTTTCCAATCTCTATTAGTAATCATATTATACCTTCTAAAGCATCCTTGGCTTGAACAGTTTCTATTTTATAACGCTTGTTATAGTTCATTTTATCTTTTATCATTTTCTTAATTTCTCTATCTTCCAAGAAAAAACTTTTAAATATAACATCCTGAGTATCATTTGAAAGTATTGCTTCGCCTTTTCCATGCAAGTCATTCACAGCTCTCAAATCGCCTGTATCAAGCAATATTTCACTGTTGTAAGAGTTTTTTACTTTGAATGCGACTGTATGATTAAGGTTAGCTTTTAATTTAGTGTCAAGATTCTCATGACACGGCCTTTGGACTGATAAAATCACTTTTATATTTGCAGCTCTTGCTTGTGCCAGGATGATATTTAATTCTTTGGTAAAGGTTTTATTATTGCTTAACATTGTGTACTCTTCTATCAATACAACCAATGGTTTCATTTCTCCATTATGTTTTAAATTATAATCTTTAAAATCTTTGCAGTTAGCTTTATCAAGAACAGAGAATCTTTCTGTCATTATATTTTTTATTTTTTCTATGATCACATCTGCTTCTGGAACAGTTTTAACAAATGCTTTTAAATTCTTGTAATATCGGAATACGTTATAATCTCCACCCATTTTCATGTCAATAATAATAATGTCAATATCATTCAATACCATTCCTGTTAGCAAGCATTTAATAAAAGAAGTTTTACCACTACCATTTATTCCACCCACAAGCACATGAGGCTGATTATCTAAGTCAATATAAACTATTGCTTCACCTTTGGTTGTTATCGTAACCCCTATTGCGTAAATCATTTTATTCATCTAAATATACCCCCTTATTTGGCTTATAAACTTCTTTAAATTCAACATCAGATACTTGCATTGCCAGCTTATAATTATTTGTCAATTCTAATTTAATAGGCTTCTGCAATGCCAACTCTAATTCTTCATGCATTTTTTCAAAATCACTTAAACACAAGCCGACCGGAACAGAAAATATATATCTATCTCCAAGATCGTTCTTTTCTTTACTGATCAGCTGCGGAGTCTTTTTCTCAGCATTACTTATACCTAAGTTAATAAAAAGCATTTTCCATTTGCTGTCTAAAAATTCATTTATTATCATGCCGCCTTGTAATGCGGTCAAGCCTAAAAGTAGAAGCTGTGGCATAAAGAACAGTACACTATTCGCAAACACTAAGCCGATACATCCGGCAAATAAATATATATCTTTTTCCATCATTTTGGATGAATTCATACTAAATACCCCCTTCAAACAAATATTCACACACTCATTCAAATGTATTTGAATAGTGTAGTACTGTAATAGCAGTACAAGGACAAAATGTAAATAAACTTATCAGAACAAGCGGAGTGGATATGGAGCGCAGTTCTGTGCCGCGTTTTATTTACCAGATGTTTTTCCTTTTCTTTCTAATTTCTTCCTTATCATTTGTACCGTAAACTAGGTTATTAAAGTATTCTTTGGATATATTTCCATCTGCTACCTGTTCTCTTAATCGTCTTATTCCTTCTTTGTTTCCCTCATGTATTCCTTTATAGCATGCTTTCTCAAATACTTTATACAAATATCCCATCATTACTCCTCCAATTCTGTCAAGACATCCAAGGCAAATTGGCATTTATTCAATTTTGCAAAAACCTCGGCAAGTTCTTCATAATAGTAATCTAATCCATATATTTTAGAGCGGTCATTTATACTTTGTAGTTCTTTAAGATGCTTCTTTGATTCGTCCTTCAATTCCTCGATTTTACTTTTTAATTTTTCTTCCATATATCCTCCTATATTTCGACACATATTAAACCGCCTGTATGATAGCATAATAAAAACACTTCTGTGTTTGCTCCCTCTTGTGCTGTGGCGGCTCTGGGGGAGTTTTTTTATTCAAGTTTTAAAAATGGTTCTCTCTTTTTCTTTTCCTTTTCCTTGGTTTCTTGCAATAAATCTTTTACAAAACAGCTCCTGTTCCTTTTCTTCATAAGCCATTCGTAAAGTTCCTTTTCAGTTTCCTTGAAAGTTATCTGTACTGACTTAGCCATTTCACACCTCCTACTAAATAGTATGCTTTAATACTATAATGTATGACTTAAAACTAAAAATGTTCCAAAAAATAAAAAAAGACCAGGCTATTAACCTGGTCGATATTCTAATGCCGTCTTCAGCATAACAGATGCAGGATCACCTCCTGTTATAATCCAAAGCCAATAATATTATTTATTCGCCTATTGTCACCAAATACAAGCATTTCATTAGCATTATTTATAAAAGTCGAACCGCCGCCGTCTACGGATAAAGCAATATCATAATTACAATCTTTAACTAACTTTTGCAAATCATACAAGAAAGAATGTTTGTGATAGATGTTAGGCCTTACCATTAGATAGATTTTATTTTCTGCTTTATTGTAGCCGATAACGGTTTTATTTCTTTTTGCAAGTACATCTGTATAATCTACTAGCAAGCCATCTTGCAACCTATTATCTTTTTTAAATCCCTCCGATGCAGGATTATATATGAAGGAGCTATCTAAAGTGTTTCTAAGTCCTACACCCCCAACAGCAACTTTAATATTCTTATAATCTAAATCAGTGGCAAAATTAGCTTTCTTCATTTCTACACGGCCGTCATTATAAACTATGAATACCGACTGAGGAGCTTTGAAATCATAATAATGATTTGCTTCATTTCTATAAATTTTGCCATCTATAATTAAAATTGAAGTTGGATAAGTCTTAGTCCTAGCAGTATCTTCCCACCAAAAGAACGTACCATTAACACAGTAAGGCTCTTCTATTGTTTGGTTTTTCTGATTGATGATTTTAACACTGAGATCTTTAACATCACCCGCTAATTGATAAGTTCTGTTTGCAGTTTTAGAATATTCGACTTTTATTTGTGGCATTGTTTCAGCAGCATTAACTAAATCTTTTGGATTAATGCACATAACATGCCTTCCTTTTAAAATACTTTTTAACCAGAACGTACTATCATATAGACAATCTCTAATTTCAAAATGCAAATGTGGGCCAGTTGTCATTCCTGTCATGCCTACATGGCCTATGACTTGCCCTGCCTTGATAGATTGTCCTACGTTTACCTCTAAAGCTTTCATATGTGCGTATAAGCTGCAATAGTTAGAGTGTTCTATAACAACATATAATCCGTATCCGTCAACATCATTTTTAGCAACAACAACCTTGCCATCGTCAACAACATAAATATTATCATTTAAAGCAGCTCTATAATCAATGCCTGGATGAAACTCTAATCCACCTAAAACTCTAATTCCGTATTCACTAGTTATTTCGATTTTTAGCAAAGGCTTATACTTTAATTTAATCATAGTTTATTCCTTCTTTGCTTGAGTTCCAAAATAAAAAGCTATAATTGTTACAAACACCGTCATAAACTGCTCAGGCGTTATCTTGCCGGTAACAGACAAATAAGCATATACAGATGTTAATATAATCGTTACTAAGCTTTTTACGCTTAAAAGCCTTGCTGCTCTCTGCGCAAGTGTTAATTCTCTTTCGCTAACATCTGCTAATCCGGTTAACATTATTTCATTTGTTTCTTTTATTTCACTCATTTTATTTCTCCTTTCAATTCATCTTCCAAATCCTTAATTCGATGGTTTGCAACTTTTAATTGCTCTTCATGTAGAGTTTGTCTCTCTTCAATCTTAAAAGTTCTTTCAATAAGGTTATTGTGTTTATTAACCTTGCTTTCTAGTTGTTCCAATCTATAATTCGTTAATCTGCTTGAAACAACAATGCCACCAAAAGTACCGGATATTGTTCCGGCAAATGCTATAATAGCAACTATGATTTCACTGCTCATTAACCACCTCTTATGTATTTTTATATTATTTAAAAAAGAATCTCTTTTGAGATCCTTTGTTACTTATATTAATTAAAAAACAGCCCATATAGGCTGCACGCTATTAAAGCTTTTTCAATATATTTATTCATCCAACACCTCATCTATTAAAATAAGAACATCAAGGTCTTTAAGTTTTTTGGTTTACAAAATTTTTCAAATGTACTATAATTGTTACACAACTAATCTGGGGGTTATTATGATTAAAGCTATTGCGTTCGATCTTGATGGTACTATCTATTATGGAAATCAAATAATAGAAGGTGCTATTGAAACTATTGAATATTTGAAAAATAAAGGTTTAAAAATCTTTTACTTTACTAATAATTCTACCAAAACAAGGGAACAAATATACTCTAAACTCACAAATATGGGATTGACTCTATCAATTGACTCTGTTTATACATCAGCATATGCAACAGCTGTATTCTGTGTTGAAAATCAAATCAACGGTGTATATTGTATAGGTTCAAATGGATTAATTTCAGAATTAATTGAACAAGACATTCAAGTTAATTCTGATGATATTAAAGCTGTTGTCATTGGTCTAGATTTAGATATTAATTATGAAAAACTCTCTCAAGCTTTATTTTTCTTGCAAAAAGGTTGTAGATTGATTATTTGCAACCAAGATAAAAACTACCCAATTGAAAATGGCGTTCTTAAGCCTGGCTGTGGTTCAATGGTTGGTGCTATCCTTGGTGCCTATGATAAACAAATTGATTTTGAAGTTGGTAAGCCTAACACGTATATGATTGAACTCTTATCAAAAGCACACCATTTAACCAAAGATAATATATTAGTAGTTGGAGATTCCCTTGAAAGTGATATTGAGATGGCCAGAAGATATGGTTGCCAATCTGTTCTTGTAAACGAAAAAAATGATCTTAATCAACTAAGAAATTATTTTTAATCCTCAACTACTCTAAACCAACTAAACCATCCTTCATTTACTCCTGCAACACCTTCACTATTCACTACTAAGCCAATATAAGCAGGAGTAAAACCTAGAGCCCTTGACATGTCGCTTATATTATATTTATAACCATTATCACTCCATGATGATGTAACTTTCCACGTTCCAGAATCATTATATACACGCATTTTAAGATAAACATAAGGAAAACCCATATTAGCACCAATTGCATACCCTGTTCGAATTGTTGGTGAACTCATTGCTTCCCAAAGCACTTTAAAACTTACTGAATTTTGCGCTAACGATGTCAAAACATAAGCCCTTCCTGTTTTTGATTCTGTAACAATAATACCATATCGCCATGAAGCACTTAAAGTTGCGTGTGTCACTTGTTTAATTGTAATAGTAAAATCTCCAGTTGGGCAAGTTTTTACCAAGCCTTGTTGTGATAAACCGCTTCCTGCTGCACCGATTTTTAATACTTGAACATCTGATGCTTCTGCTTTTGTTCCACTTGATAAATTATAATCCTCCCACGCCGTTGCAATTATTCCATCTGAAAATTCATCATCCCAAACACTTGGGGCTGTTGGAGGAGTATCGGGTGAATATGGAACATTACCCCACCTAACATCATAATTATTTTCACTATTTTTTATAGGTATTTGCCCTGCTGTTCCACCAGCAGGTAGTCCATTTGTTGCCGCATCAGGAGATGGCCCATATAACTTTCCCGTTGCTGTATCTATGGCTATCTCCGATGTTTCCGTTGTTTTTGCTTTTGCCTTAATACCTCCAAGTTCTGTTTCTGTTGCTTGTTGTATAGCTCCTCCACCCTCGCCGAATTCTAAGCCGTCCTCAGTTGATTTTACTTTAACCACTTTACCTACCATGCCTGTATAATCAGCAGGTGAATCAGTTAAATCTGTAAATGCGTGTTTGTGGTCTTTCGCTGCAAGTTTAGACAAATCAATATAGCCCGTACCCTCAATATATTGAATCTGTGGACTTGATTGCCTTAATCTGTCCTCTGAGTCTCGTTTCTTTTTCAGTTCTTTGCTTAAGTTCATAAATCACCTCACGCACTATGATGATAGCAAGTTATTTGCATAGTATATCCGTTGCTGTCCATTGATGTTGACAAGTCAGTAATTCTGTACAGTTCGCTAATAGTTGTTGAGTTTTCTATCACTTGAATTATATCTCCCACCTGCAACCAAGGTACTGCTATTGCTGCAAAAGAAACTTCTCTAACTCTTGAACGCATTAGCATTTCAGCCCTGTCAGCTATAGCTTGCAGCTGTTCGATTGTGCTTGCTTCGCTAACATCGATTTTCATTATTTTTTGTGGCAACACATTATAATAATCTTTAGACACATAATCTTTGTAAGCACTTATAACCGCATCGTTTGCATCTTTGCCGTATACGATAACGCTTGAATATAAATCATTATCGTCTATTGTATAGCCAAGACTTATAATGTCCTCGCCCTCGCTAAATGAATACGAAGCAAATACATAGCTCATTAAGGTTTGTCCGTCTGGAATAGTAATACTTGTTATTACACCCGTTTCATAATCAATAGTATAGTCTGTGTCTTTAATATAAGTTGTTGCTTCGTCAGAAGTTTTTACGGTTTCAGAACCTTCAACTATGTGCGGATATGCTTGAGCTTCTCCATCAGTAAATGTTAAAATCCAATCTGTCGCTTGTGGAATTGCATCTTTTTTAAAGTAAATTAACCCTTCTTCGTCTGCTCCATATTCAAAGCCTACCAAATCAGCTAACCATTGAAAACAATCTGCGTATGTTTCCCAACTGAAAGTTTTTTCAGCAAGGATAATGCCTGTTGTTTCAATTGTTCCTGCCGTCAATCCTGCCTTGCTGCATAAGTCTGTAAATATAGCTTCAACCGTTTGTGCTGTGTATGTGATTACGTGAGCTGTTCCGCTCGTTATTGTTTGATCTAGTGCTATTTTCAATTTGTCTCTAATGTTCAATTTCAGTTCTTGAGGAAATGTAGTCATTTCTATTCTATCAATCAAACCTTTAAAAGTTTGTACTAAATTAGAACCATAGCCTTGTTTGATTGTTATTTCACTGTTTGGAAACAAAACATTTTGATGAACAGTGTTATCTGGCGACCACTCACCGTTTTTATTATCTATTGCAAGGTTAAGACTTCCGGCCATGTTTTTATTGCGGCTGACATTTATCGATTTAACAGGCAATGTTGCAATAATTGAATTAGTGCCTAAAACATAATTATTGCTAATGACTAATATATAATTATCAATATTAATCATGTAATCTACTCCACTTGCAATCAAAGGCAAATCTGCTATTTTAGAATAATTCGACATATTGCTGTTCGGCTCCGCCCATTCCCAAATTGTGTCTAGACCTTGTGCATAAGCATAAAATCCATTATTCGCATTGCTTATAATCGAACTCCAACCAGTATTGTTCCAATAATCCATTGCTAAAACAGAGCCCCAAGAAATACTATTGTCTGTGCTTTTAAGTATTGTAATGCTTCCACCGTTATAATAACTGCATACAACAACATAAATATCTGTGGAGCAAATTACAGGTATTTTACTGCAATTTGTTAAATACCAAGCGCTACTCAACTGTTGTCGCCATGTCCATGTAATGCCTTTATCGTCAGAGGTATAGGCTCCATAAACTTGAATTAATGCACCACCATAATCTCCAAACGAGCCACAACATAAAACCCATCTACCACTTTCTAACACGACAGGAATTCCCGTGTAATTATTGGTGCCACCGTAAGAAGTACTAGGTGTGTGAACATATGATTGAATTGTTGAATATAAAACCCAATCACCACCGTTTCCAGAAGGTGATTTATAAATTAACTGTTTGGCTGTACCGTTCCCTGTATCGGAAAATGTCATATATAATTCTGTTTCAATATTAAAACAAGTTGCCCAGCCTGTTCCCAACGCTGTTATCCCTGTGGAAGTCCAGTTATAAGCAGAATCATCACCTGATATTAAATCCTCAACACTATCACATTCAGCTTCATAAACTGTGCCACTTAACATATTGCAAACAATTAGTTTTCCGTTTGATTTTTTTGCAACAGATAAACTTTCAGCTGTATATGTAGTTGATGGTCTGTGCCATGCGTTAGCTGTGTCCCAGTCGTAAGCACTTGCAGGCATAATGTCAACTGTAACCTCACAGGACGGCTTGTTTGCTCCAATCATGCTCCTTGACTTTAGAAGTGTAGCCACTTCAGTTGGTATCTCTCTCATGCTACACCTCCACGAGTGTTATACTGTATTCATAGTATTCGCCATTTTTATCGGCATTGAAGCTTTCAATAGCAGCAGTAAACGAATTATTGTCGATATCTGTAAAAGTTCTTTCTGCAGCAGCATAGTAATCTGTTTCGAGCAATTTATAATCAGTTTCTAGTGCATAACCTTTGAATGATGCTCTTTTCCTATCTCTGCCACCTTGCTGTAAAACGGATGCAGCATTTCCACTTGCATCAGGTAATATTTTTATTTCTGTTATTCCATTTGAAGCAGTAGGCGGATTATAACTGCCTTTTGCAACAAGTAAGTCCATTGTTCCCCATGTATAAAAACCGTACATAATCCACCTCCTATATCGGAATTAATGAAGGCTTGTCAGGTAAACGTCTATTACCTTGTCTTACATCATTTACTAACATATTGTAAACTGCAACAAATTGTCCTTCGTTGTTCACACCCTCAACTCTAATTGTGCCTGTGTGATTAACTGTTGTAGATTGCATATTTTGATTTGCCGGAACCACTCTTTCACCTTTATGTAACTCAGCAACATATCCGTCAAAAGGCACATATGCAAGTCCTGCAGCGTGACTACCGTCTAATTCAGCTCTGTTTACTCTTCTATTTGATGGAGGTACTTTCGGTTCTTTGTCCTCAACCGGTTCTTTGTTCCATATCCCCAACCAATCAAGAGCTGTTTTAATTGCTCCTGTTACAAACTCAAAAGCACCTGCAACGCCCTCAATAACTTTAACAACTGTTTCAAATGCTGCCTTAGTAATATCTGCTATCAGTGGAAATGTTGGTTTTATAAAATTGTAAAGTGTTTCAAGAATTGGGAATAATGCATCAAACAATTTGCTAACTGCCGTAACGGCAACATTAATTACTCCAAACGCAACTGACATTGTTGCTTTGATTTCCGGCATGTGTTCAATTATCCAATCAAGCATTTTTTGCAACACAGGAATTAAATGGACGGCTAACTCATTAAATAATGCTCCACCCATTTGTTTAACATCACTTAAAGTGTCACCAAACTTAACTCCTGCATCAACCGCTTCTTGGGACATTATCAAACCTAGCTTTTCAGCTCTTGTAGTTAAGTCATTAATGCCTTTAGAGCCACTATCAAGAATAGGAGCTAAATCACCGTAAGACTTGCCGAATATGTCATTTGCGATTGCATTTCTTAGGTTTTTATCCTCCATATTGGCTAAAGATTTTAATGTATCTTGGAATACTTCATCTGCATTTCTTAAACTGCCATCTGCGTTATGAATAGACACCTTTAATTGGTCATATGCTGCAACCGCTTTTTTGCCACCACCTGCAGCATCGTTTAGAGCCTTCTGGTTTTTAATCATAGCAGCTTCTAGCTTTGTGCTTTCAATGCCTGATTGTCCAAACGCATAATTAAGCTTTTGCCATGTTTCTGCGGATGTTCCTGCTCGCCTTGAAGCTTTGTCTATTTCGTCAGCTGTACCTGCTACTTTGTTAGCTGCTCCCATCATTGCACCGCCGACTGCTACAGCTGCCGCTCCTAATCCTACAGCCCACTTTGCAGCTGTTTTTATTCCGCTGCCTAATTTACTTCCTAACCCTTCGGCTTTATTCTCAGTCTTAGAAATACTTTCTTCAGCTTTAGATGAATCTACAAGTATTGTTCCAAATAGCTTGAATATTTCCATCTACTCACCCCTTCCGTTATTAAATAGGGTTATAATATCTTTTACATCCGTTAATATCTCCTCATCGGTTTTAATCACAGGAGGCTTTATTTTAGCTTTAAACTCTTCAAAGCTTATATGCTGATAAGGAATCCACCTTTTAAAAAGAAGCTCTTCCTCTCGCTTTTCGTAAGCATAATCGATGAAAGGAAGAGCCTCTTCTATGTCTAAGCTATAAGTATAATCTAAAGAGCCATATCTCTTTAGAAGCAGGTCTATTGTTTCTTTGTAATCAAACCTGCCAATAAAGTAAAAAAACGCTTAAGGTCGTTCTCCTTCCCTAGCGTTTCAAGATTTTCAGCAAGTGTTACAAAATCCATTGTTTCAACTTCTTTCGCTGTGACTTCAAATGGACCGGCGAGTACATCGTATATTGCCTGCTCTGATTTCTTCTGCGAAAATATTTCAATCATGCCGAGGATGCCTTCTATTCCAACATCCTCAACATTCACTTCTCCGCTGCTTGCCTTTTTAAGTATAGGCTTTATCTCTTCTTTCAAGTTTGCTTTTGAGATTGCTCTCATGGCATTAAATACGTCTTGTGTCTGTAATTTTCTCATTTAATCAACTCCTATGCTCCTACTGTAACAGCAACAGTAATGTTATTGCCTTTATCCATCATCAAATAGAAAGTATAAGCTCCATTTGTCAATGTAGTTAAGTATTCTTTTTCTAACGTTACTGTACCAGTTCCAAGTGTATATTGAGCTGATGTCAAGTATTGATTTCCGTTTTTAACTCCGCCACATACTGCACCATCAGATGAAGTAATAGTTAATACTATATCAGCTGCAGCAGCTTTACTGAATGTATGGTCTGCATCGTCTACAGTGTTAGTGATTGCTTTTGGATAGTATATTTTAAACGGCGGTGTGTCAACATCTGTATCAGTATAATGTCCTTTAAAAGTCAATGCTAATACCGCTTCAGATTTATCTGCAACATTTAAAGTCAATCCATTGGTATTCAAAGCGTTATATACTTGAATTATGACCGGTTCATTTGTGCCCGAAAGAGTTCCAACCCAAGTGATATTATCTATGTAATCTGTTAATGCTATTGCTGTGTTAGCAGTAATAATGTCATAATCAGCACTTGTAGATGTATCTACTGCGCTTGATGCTAATGCCGCTTGAATGGTTGCCTTTTTTACTTCTTTTAAGTTAGCGGCCAAATTTACAACCCACTCGTCAATCATTTCTAAACCTTTTGCTGTTCCCGGTATTCCGTCTATCTCTATCGGTCTAATAGTTGGTATAGCTGAAAAATTTCCACCGCCTTGTGTTGCACCTAACAATTTTCCTGCTGCAACCGCTGAAGTAAATGTATCTGTGCCGACATAAAAGTTTTTAAAAAATGCTCCTGCATCCAATAAAAGACTTTTAGGTGTTTCTGCTGTATATCCTGTATATTTCATGGATTATTCTCCTCTCAATTCATGTAAATGTATTTCAAACAATAATCTACGTCTTATTATAGACTTATCGTCTTCTTCAACTTTCTGCCTCAATCCTTTATAGACCACAAATTGTATTTCACTATTAATAAAATAATAATTATTTAATGTGCTCTGAACTGTGTCTGCCAAGTCTTCAACCACTCTTGTACTTGTACCATAATCAATAATATTAACTTCAAGTTGGTACAATGTTTTACCGTCACTGTATGATACTTCGCTATTTTCAAATACTAAGCGAGGGTATACGGCAGGATCCTGATTTCCTTCGTAGTAAACATTCGTTGTTAATGTTTTAAATAGCCTTTGCAATTCAACTCTAAGTGTCCACGTCTTCATCTCCTACCTCCTCAGCTTCATCAATTAATTGTTGAGCCTTTAATTCGTCTTCTACAGCACTTAAATATTGAGCTTCAATCTTTTGTATATCGTCAATACTTTCAAACACTGTATCGCGAAGTATGCTCCTCTTAGGCTGATTTTTACCGCCTAGTTCCTGCAGCACTCCGTACCAGGTATCATGCTTGAACCCTAACTGCAGGTCTGTTTCTTTCTTCCTCACCCAGTACTGCGTTGAGCTATAAATTCTCTTGCTCTTTTTCATGCCTGGGAGTTCTTTAAGTTTAGTTATCATCTTTTTTCTGATGACTTTTGCAACGTCCTTAAGGGCAGCCCTGGATAACTCTTGAATTGTATAGTTTGCCCGGTCAACTCCGGATGTAAATGTAACTCCGTTTTTATTAGAGTATTTTGTAACGCTTTTTGGCATTGGCATTTATACCAACTCCCCACTGCAAATTATTTCTATATTTTCGTTTTTCGATGGGGCCGTATCTACAACTGTGTATTTTATTCCGTTATACTCAATTCTTTTTTCATAATTGTAGTCATTTTTTTTAACTTCAAGCGAAATACTAGGTTTTAAGCCACTTGACAAAGCTTGATTAAAAGCTTTTGTTCTATATGCTAATTCATTTACATATATTTGCTTTTTAACTTCTGTTTGAACAGTATCTCCGCCCTCGTCAACTGTGTTGGTAATTGTAATTAAATTTGCTATATCTCGCCAATACATTAAACCACCGCCTCAGATATCTGATAATCAATTGAAAATGATAAATGTATTTTTAACATTTTGTAACTTTCTTCAAATCTTGTCGCATCTGGATTGTCATAACCAAAATGAGCTTTACTGTATAAATTTATTGCGCGCTTAATTAGCGGATCGGTTTCATTTGTATCGGTGACTTTTTCGGTATTTATGCCGGATGTTTTTAAATCTAATTTTGCTGCTTCAATTAAATCCAAAACTTCAAGGTCCATTGCTGTATTTGATATTCTTAATACTTTTTTAACTTCATCTAATAATTCCATTTAATCACCGCCTTAAAAAAGGGAGAAAACTCTCCCCTTTTAAACTAATAAATAAACATCAATTTGTGCTGCTGCTAGTGCTGCGGCTGGGTCGATAAAGTTGTCCGCTAATACTGTTGCGCTAAAGCTAGAGCCTGCCGCAACAGTTGTTGCTACTGAGTTGTTAAGTATTTTTACAACTGTGTCATGTGGTAACATGTAAGGTATACCGAATTTGTCCGAAAAACCTACACTAATTTCGTCTGCTGGGTCCACTGCAACAGGCAAAACTATTGATGTTACTGTTGCAAATGCCTTTGCACCTATTACTGTAGCCGCTCCGTTTGATGCTATAGTATCTGTTATCGCCGCTCCATTTGTATCTGTACCATTTACTACGACATTGCCTGCTACAGTTGCAGCATTTCCTGTAATTGATAGAACTCTCGGTGTTGGCGGTTGTGCTGCCATTGCTGCCGGTAGTATTGTTGCTGGTGCCGCTACAAGTACAGTACTTGCTAGTACATTAGCAACTCCTGCCGCAACTGCATCCGCTGCCGCTATCGCGTAATGTGCTATAAATCCCTGATCTATATTATTGCCTCTAGCATCTGATTTTAAAATTTGACCCTTTTTAGGGTTGTAAGGTTTTGCCATCTTAGTCCTCCTTAGACTGGAATAAATAGGGCTAGATTATAGCCCCATTCTATTAAACTACTATTATTTCTCTTCTTATAACAGCTGCTGCATCCATAACTTGAGCATCAAGTCTGATTAATCCTCTGATTTCAGGTGCATCATTTCTCCATGCATTTCCGCCGATGTCAGTTGAAGCAACTTCTAAAGGATCTCTTCTGAACAATGTCGCAAATTGTTTGAAGTCTCCTATGTAAATAGGTGCAAGAGTATCTGCTCCAACCACTCTGTTGGCTAGTTGAGCATTCGACAACATAACCACTGGTTTGTTTTTAAACATCATCGGAGTTGCTGTTGTTGGGTCTGGCTGCATTAAACCTCTTCCGTTAACATCTACTAACTCGTCAAGCATTGCATAACCGGACTGATTTGTTATTACAACAGAGTTCAAAGCTATACTAGGATCTAATGCTGTTGTAAAGGCTGTTTTTAAATCTTCAAATTCAGTTCCTGCTGTAAGAGTTGTTGGTACTGTGTTAGCTACTAACAAAGCTATAAGCAAGTTGTTTTCTGTGATAACACCTTTTTTAGCAAACCATCCAGCTAAGTAATTCATCAAGCCGGCTGTGTTATCTTCCATTAATTCTCTTGAAACAGGAACGATTAAACCATACTTAACAAGGCTGTAAGTAACCTGTGTAAATAATGGTTGGTCACCTGCTGCGTTAATAGCAGTATTTTCACCAACTACACCAAAACCTAATGTCGGAGCTGTGTCAACCGCTCTCCATCCAGTAGCTGTGCTTACTACTTCAACATTGAAATAAGATGCTAAAGAGACAAGACTTCTTCTCTGCTCATTAATCTTGTTGTTAAATTCAGTTGGTACCAAGAACCCACCGTCTTGTCCTCCAGGAGGAACGCCGATTTCAGTTAAAGCATTGTAAAGCGGCTTTAATTCTGCAACATTCTTTCCAGTCTTAAAAGTATAGCCATTTGTGATTGCGTGGAAAAACGCGTTCACGTATTCTTCGTCATTTCTGTCAGTTGTCATTACTGTTGCGGTCAAGGTAAGATTTTTGATTTCATCAAACATTGCTTTTTCAGCTTCTAAATTTTGAATCGCTGAAATTTGTCCATTAAGATTCTTGATTTCTGCTAATTTTGTGTTGTAAAGTTCAAGATTTTCGCCTGCTAATGCTGTTTCTGCTTCTGCGAGCAATGCTGCTCTTTGATTCTTTAATTCGTATATTTTTTTCATATAGTTCTCCTTTTCTATATAAATCTATTTTTTTCCAACTCTAGCTGGTTTTGTAACAATAAAAAATCAACCTTGTCATTTTTAGGTTGATTGTCGAGAAATTCTTTTAATTTAAATGCTATTTCTTCTCTGTCTATGCTGTTATAGACGAGTTTTGCGCCTGCTATAATGCCATTTATGACGGGTTCGTCTGTTTCTTCATCAAACAGTTTACCGTCTGCGAAACCTAATTCTATAGCTTTGTCGGCACTCATCCATGTTTCTTGATCCATTAAGTTGGATATTTCTTTTTTACTAAGCTTTGTTTTCTTTGTGTAGGCGTTTAATATGCTTTCCTTAACTTCACTTAGTAAATCAATGGCCTTTTGCATATCTTTTGCTTCACCCTCTGCAAATGTCCAAGGATTATGAATCATCAATATACTTGTCGGCGACATTAACACTTCATCCCCTGCCATGGCTATTACAGATGCGGCCGAGATTGCTGTTCCGTCAATTTTCACTGTAATTTTTCCACTGTAATTTTTAAGAGCTGTATAAATTACACTTGCTGCGAACACTTCTCCGCCGTTGGAATTAATCCAAACAGTTATATCGCCTTTCATGGACTTGATCGCATTTTCCAAAGCTGTTGCTGAACGGTCAGGTTTGTCAAATAGCCAATCCCAAAAACCTTGTTCCATTGTAATAGGACCGTCTATTCTTAATTCATTCTGTCCTGTTTCTTCATTCTTGACTAGATTCCAAAATTGCCTCATTAGTTCTCACCTCCATTCCTATTTTTGCTTAGTTCTTTGAAATCCTCTAACGGCACATAATTTAAGCTTGCATATCTAGTGTCGCCACCCGGTACCTTTGGCATATCTTCCAGCGCTAGAATATCATCAGGACTGAACGCTCCAACTTCACGCATTGTTTTGTACCACGTTCCCCTAGATGCCGTGTCACCTCTTAATTCTGCCATCATATTACGCCTTATCTCTAAACCTTTTAATCTTTCACGGTCGAATAAGAGCTTGTAAGTGTCCTCTTCTTCGTATTGAGTTACAACCGGATGCAAAGTATTAACGACATATTCAATTCCGTTTTGCTCGTTGGATGAATAACTTTGTTTGCCCGAGTTGATTTTATAAAGTGGAACTCCAAAAAACCTCGCTATATCTTCCACAGAAACGGCTTTGCTTTCAATGAACTGCGAATCTTTGTTGCTTATTGAGATCGGCTGAAATTCAAGTCCTAAGTCAAGCACTGCAATTTTAAAAGAGTTGTCAACCCCTTCGTGAATACTGCGCCATTCTTCTTTTATCTTATCTTTAGAAGCTTTTTCTAGCTTATCAGCAACCTTTAATATCCCTGTTGGCCTTGCGTTTTGTGTATAAAACTTATTTTCATAAGTTTGCGCCGCTGTAGCAACAGAAATAGTCTCACTTGCTCTTTGCAAAACTGAAATTCCGTTTAATCCATCCTCTGAATATGCTTTGTAGTGCAGTACATCAAAGTTATCTAGCTTTCTGACTTCACCGGTCTTTGGATGCCTGAATATGTACCAAAGCTTTCCGCCATCATCAATATAAGGCGTTATGTATTGATGATTAACCGGTATTAACTCCCTCGGCTGTGCTGATTTATTGTCTCTGACGACAATTACATAACCATTGCCACCTAAAAGCCTATTTGATTCAACCAATTTCTTAAATACACTTGGTGTCATAGCTTCATTAGGACGTTCGGCAAGCAATTTAACAATGGGATGCTTAGTTATTCGTTCCTTTGTATTGCTATTCATCAAGTAAACTGGTAATTTACTTATTGAATTAGTGATAACTTCTACACATGCATTCACTGCAGAAATTTTCATTGCCGCACTTTGTGAGGTCGTTACTGTCATATCAGCAACGGTCCAATCTTCCGGCGTTTGCAAGGTTATTGTTCGCGGAAATGTCTCATTCCTTATCCTATAAATAGCTTTGTCGAAAAACACTTTATCACCCCTCTACACTCTACTTAAAATAACTGCACTGGCTATAGACATAATTCCCAAGACTATAAATCCTGCTGGCCTATAAATTAAATATGCTCCGTATGACATTGTTAAGGCGCCGCTAAGTGCCAAAATATCCGGTATTAATTTAGGCATCGTCTTTATTCCATTCAAAATTGCTTGTCTTATTTTTCCCATTACATACTCCAATCGTCTGATAATATAGTTTCATTTATATCTGCTGTTTCGTTTAACATTGCTGTTGCCATTGCTATAATCCATGCTACTGTTATGTCAATACGCCCTATTGACTTGTTTTTCATTGGTTTTATGTTCTCGTTTCCATCTGTAGCCACTCTTACATTGCCAAAACACCATCTTGCACATGGATTCTTTTCATGTTTCAACTCGTTTTTAATCAATAACTCCTCAATTTTTTTCATTGCCGGAGAAAGATTCTTCATATCTTGTACTATTTCAACTACTTCGATTTCCTCTTTCATTATGTGTTGAGTAAGCATTCGAGATAAGTAAGGGTCACAGCCTAATACTTTTAAGTCATATTTTTCAGCCACTCTGTATATTTCAGCCTCTACAAAGTCAAAATCAATACAATCGCCTGGTGTTGTCTTTACATATCCTTCTTCTACCCACTTTTCAAAGTCAACATGATCTCTTCTTGACCTCTCTCTCATTTTTTCTTCTGTTATCCATGGAATAAATAAAGTAAACCAATGGTCTAATCCCTCTTGTGGAGGAAATAGCAATACTAATGCTGTCAAGTCTGTTGTTGATGACAAATCTAAGCCGGGATAACATCTTTTACCTTTAAGATTGTCAGGTATAATAACTTCTGTCTTGTCATATAAGGTTAATGGCAACCATCCTACTGCTTTTGTTGATATCCACTGATTAAGTCTTAACCATCTAAAAAGCCTTTGAGAGTAATCGCTTTGCTTTGCATCAAGAGCTTCTTGCCTCAATGTGTCTATATCTATTGTTTCACCCAGTGAAGGATTACACTCATACCATAATTCCTCGTTATATATATCAATTTCTTTGGATTTATCCGGGTCCAAGTCCCCCAGTCCATATATTATAGGCAACCAAACAGGATTGTCATAGTTGTCATCCGTGTTCCCTTTGCGATATTCCAGTATTTTACTTGCTTTTTCATGTACTTCCCAGCCTATCGAGTTCCTGTCCGGATCATCACCAGCTGTAGTTAATACTATCCATACTGGTTGGAACCTGGCTGAACCAGAACCAAACGTCATAATATCCCATAAATCTCGGTTAGGTTGAGCATGCAATTCATCAAATATAACACAAGAAGGCTTATATCCGTGCTTTGAATATGCTTCAGCTGATAGGACTTTCATAAAAGTCTTAGATACTTTATCGTGAATTTCCCTGGTACTTTCTTTTATCTTAGCTTGTTTACTTAAAGTTTTGTTTTGCTCAAGCATTCCTAACGCTGCATTAAAAATAATACCAGCATTTGCTTTGTCAGCCGCGACGACATATACTTCACCATGCATTTCACCATCTGCAAAGGTGTGATATAACCCTAGTGCTGCAGCTAACTCAGATTTTCCGTTTTTCTTTGGAATTTCTAAGTATAAATACTGATATTGCCTAGCTTCATTTCCTTTTACGTTTCCATAAAATTCAGTTAACGCATTTTTCTGCCAATTCAATAAATCAAACGGTACTCCATACCATTTACCGTCAACATGCTTCAAACATTCAACGAAATTAATCGTAAAATCTGCATATTCTTGATTAAACATTACATTCTTTTTCTACTAAGAAGATTAGCCATAGGATCCTCTTCTTCCTCTTCAACTTTTTTAGGTATGGAGCGCAGAGCTGAAGCAATGGTCATTATATTTTCTTTCTCTATGTCCAGGAGCATCTTTCTTTTTAACTGAACTTGACTATCAATACTCAATAATGATTTTATTGTATCGTTATAGTTTTTAGAGTATTGTTTTATTACCTTTCCTTTTTCCTCGTCAGGTGTCTTATCTATTTCAGCATCAAAAGCAGAGTCTAGTTTTATTACAATTTCATATAATCTTTCTCTTTTTTCTTCAAACTCAACACATTCAGCTTGTAATATAGCATATCTGTTTATGATAGCTTCGTAAAGCGCATCGTTCTTTTTAATAACCTTTAAAAGTTTATTGATTCTTTGAAATTCTTTATGGGCTATTTCATTTTTCTTTGTAATGGAGCGTTCCTTCATGGCCACTCCACTTGCAAGAGACTCTTCTCCGGTTTTTCTAAGCTCTAATTCGGCTTTTGTCCTATGAGATTTCTTCTCTGTTGTTAACACTGTAAAAGGCTTTGGTGGTGTTGGCATTAGTATCACTCCTTTCTGTAAACTTGATGTGGGAATTTTTTTCACGCGAACTTTTCCCATCGGTCGTAGTGGCTTATAATAAAACAATTAAGAGGTGGGGGGCTTATTTATAATTACCGAATCCTCCATCTTCTGTAGCTGTCTTCTTGCTGTGGCAACTATGACAAAGTGGTTGCCAGTTGTTTCTGTCCCAAAACAATTTTAAATTTCCTTTGTGTGGAATAATATGATCAGTTTCAGTTGCAGCTGTATATATTCCTTTCTTTAAACACTCAGCACACCATGGATTCATTGCTAAAAAGTATTTACTTTCCTTACTCCACTTCGATGTATAACCTCTTTGATAAGATAATTTTCTCTTACTGTCATTAATTTTATTTACTTTTATCCTGTGTTCGTTGCAATATCCTTTTTCTGTCAATTTATTACAACCTGGATAATTACATAATCTTTTTGGTTTACTCGGCATACTATCACCTACTTAACATATAATTTTGCCCCAAATTTTAAACGTTCATTTTTCAACACGAAATGAAATTGCTCCACCGCACCAATACAATTATATCTGCTTTATCTTTCCTTTAACTCTCTTATACTTCCTGTGCTTCATACATTCATTTATACCACTAAACTGCTCATGCTCAAACTCTTCTACCTCACACGTCTTATATCTATCGCAAGCAGGATTACCTACTTTACATAGACATATGAGATAGTCTTTATTCCATCTTGTATAACAATTGTATTTAATCCTACTCACCTTCTTTCTAATTAAAAAAGCGGCAGCTGATATTATGCAAACCGCTTATGCCTGTGAGCTCAACTCTCATTCAAGGATACAGGCAAATCCTGCTCAGTTTAGTAGCTCTGGCAAGCTTAAATAAAAAGGCACCCTTTCTTGGATGCCTTTCCTTAATAATCCTTTACTTTACCATATTAACACATCTCATACCACACTTTCACCACACTCTTTCTGTTTTTTATAAATTCTTTTAAAGATTTCTTCTATCCCTCTGACAGAATAATTCATTTCCTTTGCTATTTTCCAATTTGATAGCCCTTTAATTCTTAACATCATTGCTTTTTTCTCAACGTCACCTAAATCATTTATAGTACGTTCTAAGTCATCACGCTGCTTGTACAATGATTGAAGTTCATCTTGTAAGTCTTGGAGCTCTTCTTGTAAATCGTGTAATTTTATTAAAACTAGGCTTATAGATTCTTGGCTATTCGAAGATTGCACACACGGTTTATCATAATTGATTGCTCCTAAATCACTTGGCTGATAGGTATTAATTGTTTTTTTAATATCTCTTTCACAGCTGGTTATGCATAATTTAATTACTGCAATATCTTCAGTAAGTTCTCTATACTCTTCAATAATTGTTCTTTTAATCATTCATGCCTCCTTCTAGTTTGCTTGCTCTATATTCATTTTGCCTCCAATGCCTTTTCAGCTTCTTCTCGTGTTAGAAATACTGTTTTGCCGATATCTTCTAATTCAAATTCTGTTCCGTCAATCAATTCATCGCCTATACAAAGATTGCAATCGAATTGCATTGCATAACAACTTCCAAGATGTATTTCATCAATTGTATAGGGTTCAATGTTTTTAGTGAAATCTGCATAGATATAAACTGTATCACCAACCTTACAAGGCAATTTGATTAATCTGCCTTGCTCTTCTAAGTCTTCATATTCTTTCAGCTGTTCAAGAATTGTATCAACTAATTCTTTGTTATATGGCGATACTTGCTCAGGCTCTAGTCCGCCGTCCTCATATGCTGCAAGCTTATTTAATGCGTTAGCATATGTGCATTCTTCCATTAAACAATCCGATGTACTTTGATATTCGCAATAATGGCAAGGTGAATGTTTTATATATCTTTCTTTTGAAACAGTTAAACCTTCTATGTGTTCAGTCAATCTATTCATTTTCTACCCCCTTGAACGGCTCAGGTAATGGCTGCCATGCAATAACACTCCAATTATGTAAATTAACACCTATATCATGTGTATGAAATTCAAGCTTTCCGTTTTCCATATATCCTGTGAAACCGCGTATTACTTGTCTTTGATTAAATACATTTTCAATCGTAAGTAGCGCATTTAAACCACATATTTCAGGCAACCTCTCACTTACAGACACCCAACCGCCGTTATAATTTTCAGTAAAATTTGTTATTTTTATTGTCAATTCTGTATCTTTACCATAACAATTTTGTATTTCTTCTCTGCATTTTTCCAATAATTTTATTGCCTTTTCAATCTCATTCATCTGCATTCACCCTTTCAAACTCTATGTATTCATAATCTTTAAAAAATTTCTCATTGTCACTCCCTGATGTGTGGAAAAGCCAACAAGGACAACTTATTTTGTGCTTTTTGTATTCTAGCCACCAACCTACGCAAGGCTCACTATCTTCATTTATCCCTGCTCTATGTCTTGCATACCCATTTCCAATAGCTAAATATTTATGATTACGATGTTTTAATTCTTGCTTTGCAATCTCTATAGCTTGTTCTTTGCTATATTTCTCTTTAGATACAGCTAAATCATCATATCCACCATAGAAAATAGCATAATCAAATTTGCTCATTTTCTCCCCTCCTCAACTATAACAATCAATCCCATTAATCCAGCGCCTATAAACAAACCTAATATAAACGTACAAGTCATTCCTATTACATTCATTCAACAACCTCCATATCAAAGTACCTTTTATTTTTCTGCTTACAAAATTCTTTGTACTCTTCTGTATCAAATATTCCCTGGTTAATACACTCTTGGATATTATCAACTAGCTTTTGCATAAATGGTTCTTGCTTTTTATCTGCAAACTTATATGTTTCATACAGTGTTGTGCTGATAACAGGAAGTATAGTTTCGATTAACTCTTGCATTTTAATTTTCTTGATTTCTTCTTTCAGAGTAGCATTATACTTCTCAATCTCTGCATCCAATAAAGGCTTAAATTTCCTATTCACAGCCTCATTAAACTCTTTTCTGTCTTTAAAATGATAAGGATTCTTTTTCATTGTGTGTCCTCCCATATTTCAACTTCAACCCTTGCATCTTCACCGTACCATTTTTCAATTCTGCATTCGACAATGTCTTTATCATCCTTGTATGCTAGTCCATTTAATGCATCGAGAATTATTTTCATTATGTTGTCAAGGTCAGGCTTCTTTGCAGGCCTTATAATTCCATTCAGAGCATTTTCTTTTTTCTTCTTGCTATAACTGTTTGGTATATCAAAATAGCATTTAATTTCGGCTTTTAATTGTCCCTCAATTGGTTTCTGCTTTGCTTCTTGAAAACATATCTTAACCCAGTTTTCATAGTTCACTGTTGTTTCAGGTGTATATGAACCATACTTTGTTACTCTTGGCCTAGCTTTCCCTTTGGGCTCTCCTGGTATAGTAAATTTAATCAATTAATCATCTCCTAACCGTTTAGCAATCTCATAAATTACATTGACTGTTACACTATTTCCAGCTTGCTTGTACAACTGTGAATCTGAATTAACCGCCCTTGCTCTTTCAAAATATTCATCAGAGAAACCTTGAAGTCTGAAACATTCTTTAGGAGTTAATTTTCTTATTCTGTAGCCGTCTAATGTCGCTTGATTGCAAGATGTTGTTAATGTCTGTGCAACTCCTTTTCCAACTCTGCCTCTTCTTGTTTTGCTGTTAGGCTGTTCAAAATTTATGCTGTCGCCTTCAGTTGCTACTGCAAAGCCTTGCTTAGTTGCTTCTTTAATAGCAACTTTTAATCCTTGTCTGTGAATTGCAATTTTATTTCCTTCGCCTTTATTAGTTGTCAATGTTGGTGCTAAGCCATTACTACTAAATACATTTCCGTTCATTCTTTTGCCACTAGGGTTTACATTGCCTTCGACTACCACTTGTATTGGTCCTTTATAATCTCTTGATAGGCAGGCCGGCGATATTCCTTCAGGTGATATTGCGTATCTGCTACGATAATCCGTCGCACCGTTTTGCCCCACTACTATCTTAGGCTCTCTCTGACCGCCTCCACAGGTGTTTAAGCAGGGCGATATACCATCCACTGAATAAACTCTGCCAGTCTGTGGGTTTTCCCAACTGCTTCCATCGCTTATATTTCCGATTTGTTTAACAGCTTCTCCACTGCGTTCACAGATAGGAAATACTTTTCTTCCACTTCTTCCTCTAAGATGTCCGACAATGAACACTCTTTCTCTGTTTTGAGGAACTCCGAAGTTTTTAGAATTGAGCACTTGCCACTCTGCATCGTACCCGATTTCATCCAATTCAATGAGAAGTTTGGCGAAGTCAAATCCTCCGTTAATACTAAGTAAGTTTTTAACGTTCTCAATAAATAAGATTGAGGGTCTATTTTTTTCTTCGAGTTCTCTAATAAGCTTTGTAACTGTGAAAAACAAACTTGAACGGTGTCCTTCGAATCCTTTTTGATTACCTGCAATGGAAATATCTTGGCAGGGGAATCCGAAACACCATACGTCTGATGCAGGAAGTTCGGCTGCTCGTACTTTTGTAATATCCCATCCAATAAATTCACTCTCCTTTACGTTGTGCATAGCTATGTAACTAGCTTGTGCGTACTTGTCCCATTCAACATGGCCGACACATTCATGTCCTGCCATTTCCATTCCTATACGGAAACCACCTATACCGCTAAATAAATCTAAGAACTTCATTTGTCCTCCTTAGGGAGCCGAAGCTCCCCTTATATTTAATAAATCCATCCCTCTAATTCAAAGCTTGTGCCATCTGGAAAATTAACTTTTAAAGTAAACATTCCTATTAGGATGATATAAAGAAATAACATCATAATTTCAATAATTGGTTTCATACATGCCCTCTTTCGCTAAAATGGAATATCCTCATCATCCGTTACTTGAAAGAAATCTTCTCCGCCGAAGAACTCTTCTGCATCTACTGGCTTACCGCTTGTCTGCTTTGCTTGCCCCACAAACTCAATCCTGTCTGCTATGACATCAGTTGTGTATCTCTTTTCACCTGTTTGAGTTGTGTAACTTCCTGTATTGATTCTGCCGTGTACAGCACATTGACTTCCTTTGTTGAGATAATTTGCACAGTTTTCTGCTTGCTTGCCAAACACTGTAATACTTATAAAGTCTGCAGTTTGCTTGCCTTGTGCAGCTGCTTCTTGCTTCTTGTCTTTACTCATTTCTCTGTCTACTGCCAAGTTGAATTTTGCTACAGCCATACCTGTTGAAGGTATGAATTTTAATTCTGGATCTCTGACTAATCTTCCGGTTAATACAGTACTATTCATTTATTCTTCCTCCTCAAAATAACAACTAATGTCTTCACCAACAAATGAATCTAACACATTACATATACCTTCAATGAATTGTCGAGTATAATCATCAATGAAATCTTGTAGATTACAAATTTCTTCCCCATCCCATTCGATACCACATTCATCTGGCGATAACATGTATTCGCCCATACTCTCGTGTTTCAATAAATTCGTTTTATTAGCAAGTTCACCTTTAAATTCTTCAATATCCCAAAATTCTTGTTCTTCGTCTAAAAATATTTTTACTGCCTGCAATGTTTTTTTATTTGCTTTCATAATTTTCCTCCTTTTTCATTCTCTCACGTATCTTCATGATTTCTTTTCCAATACCCTCATAATTCTCTTTCCTGTGCAGACTTCTTTCAGCTGAAAAGCCTTCTGGATATCTTTCTCTTAGCTTGTCTATGTTCATTTGCATAATAGTCTCTAAATTGTAGCCTATGCCGTCTGTAAGTAGTGCTATGTACCAGTATATGTCTCCGAGCTCTTTTGCCAAATGCTTTCTGTCTAGTTCATGCCCCTGGTACTTGAATTTCTTTATGTGGTCCGCTACTTCGCCGGACTCCCCGGAAAGTCCTAAAGAGCCATTTGTAATTTTCTCAATCGGATCTTCCATTGCTGTAGTGTTTGCAGTTCTTAATGCAAGCTTTTGATACTCGTTTGGTGTCAATCCCCAGTTGTTTGATTTAAGGTGTTCACAGTACATTAATCCATCAATCAATTCTTCTTCCAGGTATGTAATGCGTTCATCCTTTGTCATTTTGACGTTTTCTTCAAGTATTTGACCGTACTTGTTAATTCCTTTATCTGTTTGTTTTTGTTGTAGCTTACATATATTTTCCCAGTATGTTTGATTCATTTTTTATTGCCTCCTTTTTCTATCCTAATTTGTGATTGTATTCTTCAAACCTATCCGTTGAACGAAATATAATTTTATTATTAACCCACCTCTGCAAATATCTTGTTTCTTGTGGAGCATTATATTTGTCATAAATCATTATGTATGGGTCATAATCAAGTTCTTTAATTTTATAGACTCTTTCTAAATCCTGCTCATGCGTTGTATTAAAGTTAGTCAATACATATACTTTTAATTTTCGATATCCAAAATTTAATTGAGGTCTAAACTTCTTCAACCTTTCATACGTTTTAAATTCATAGTTATCCCATGCAAAATGTATAACTTCAAGGTTTAATTTATTTATCATATAGGCTTTTTCATCAGTCATGCACCGAATATCTAACCCTTGTGTAAAATCAATTTTTGCTTTGCAATTAATCAATTGTTTAAGTAGCTCTATAGAATCTTTACATGCAAGTAAATTTGGGTCTAACAATTTAATTATTTTTTGTTTATTCCAAAATTGGCCTAGGTCTGCTACCTGAACGCTTTTTAACCCTTCTTTCTCGCCTACTACGCAGAACTCACATCCTCTCGGACAACCTCTAGTTAAAAATCCGTATGCTTCATAAAATTGAGGGTATAAAGTATAATCCGGATATACGCTTTCAATATTTACATTAAGCTTGTTTTTCAGGTCATATCCAGTGCCACCTGCTATAATTTCATCAGCTTGAATACAATGAATCATATTTTTTGTATATGTGCTGTCAAATACTTTTGACATATAAACTCTGTCGTATTCTTCTAGTCCATTCCACCAATCAACATTGTCACCTTTCGATTTATGCCATGCTGATATTTTCATTAATGCTAAATTAGGGAAATTGTGAGAATCAACATCAATTAATCCTATTTTCATTTTTTCCCCTTTCTACATTCTGAATTTTTCTCGTTTTCTTGCTGCTATCTCTTCCAGGTCTGCTTCAGTCTTCTTTCCAATCTTTTGGTCGAAGTTATGAAAGCTGTTTGGCTTTTGCTGTGGTTTATCTGTCTTAATTGGCTCTTTCCTTTGCCAGTTCAATATAGTTGCGTAATCGCTTTTATATTGCTTGCCTGTTGATGCTTTGTAATTGTCGAGCCTGCTTATAAAGTCATTTGTTACTGCTTGGCCTAGCTTTTCTATAAGCTTTTGATACTCTTCTTCTAAGAGTGATACTTTTTCAAATTCACCGTATTTTATTTTTTTTGGTTTTGAAGGAGTAATATCTTTTATAGACTTATCTATACTATCCTTACCTAACCTAACCTGTGTCTCCAAACTGTATCCATCTTGTAAACATTCTGTATCCAACATTTTAAAAACCTCTGATTTCAATGTGTATGCCTTATTCTCTTTAACATCCAATAAATTTTTTTCATCTTGATATACCGTTTCTTTATATCTGTCTTTTTGGATGTAGTTATGTAGCTTCCAATGCTTTATTACCACTATTCCGCTTTCAAATGGTATGATAAATCGCTTAGAAATCAATAGTTTTAAATCATCATCATTGCAACTTATCATCTTTTGTATTTTTCTAGGATTGTTTATAAAACCGTCATCATCAGCTCTCATTGATAAATGGAAGTACAAACATTGTGTTGAAAGTGGCATATCGAGAAATGCATCACTGTCTATAATTGTTTTTGCGAACATTCTACGTTCTGCCATTTGTCCAAGCTCCTTTCATTACCTCTAATTCTGCAGGAGTTAGAGTTGATATCTTAAGTTCTTTGCATTCGCTCACTATTCCGTCTATAAGAATGCTCATTTGCTTTGTATCGTATTCGCTTGAGCCCATGAACACTTTTATGTGCTTGAACATTTTACCGTTCAGTTCAGACTCTCCAAACTCTTCATAATATTTAACTGATCTCATAAATAAATCAGCTGCAGGTTCTACTACTGATACAACACTGCTCTGGCCATATCTTTTGAGCATCTTCAAATAGATTTCATCCTTTGAAGTCCTTAAAACATCTGCAATCTCTGTACAGAGCTTCCAAGTGTATGAGTTGGCATTAAGGCTTCTTTTTTTATGATATTTGTCTATCTTAGCTGCTTTTAAACAATCTTCTTGGAGCAATTCATTAAGTAACTCAATGATATGCTTTTCTTCTTTTGGTACTTCAAGAGTGATTTCAAAACCACCCTTGAAGTCTTGTGTTATTTTGCCTTTTGTAAAAGTAAGTTCTATTTTAATCACCTACCTATTCGCCATAAAATAAACTTGTCTGTGTTTTCTCGTTTTCGATTCGTTTTGCAGCTATATCAATATATTTAACATTTAATTCGAAACCTATATATTTTTTATTATGTCGCTTTGCTACTAATCCAACTGTTCCACTTCCCATAAAAGGATCTAAAACTATACCACCTACCCTGCATCCTGCTAATATACATGGCTCGATTAAATCAGGTGGGAATGTTGCAAAATGTGCTTCTTTAAAAGGTTTCGTCGATACAGTCCAAACATCACGTTTATTCCTTTTTGGTCTATAATCATATGCATTTCCTGGTTTTGTCCTATAAAAAGCCTCCGGATTTTCAGTGTACTTCTTACCACCATATCTTGGTTTTACTACTTTCATGTTTCCATTTGTTTTCCCGGGAATTCTGCTTGAGCCTTCCTGAGATTCAACATCTTGCGATAGTCTTTTAATTGTGCTTTCGGTCGCTGGCTCAGCAATTGCTTCTGCATCAAAATAATATTGAGCGTTTTTTGATAGAAGAAATATATATTCATGACTTTTAGTACATCTATCTTTTACACTTTCAGGCATTGGATTAGTCTTAGCCCAAATAATGTCTTGTCTTAAATACCAACCGTCAGCCTGTAATGCAAATGCTACTCGCCACGGAATACCTATCAAATTTTTAGGCTTGTAATTTATATTGCTAGATTTTATTGTTTTAATTGCACCAAGCATTCCTTTGTTGCTTCCTTGTTTGTATTTTTTAGCATTTTCAGGATATGCTGCGCCTCCTTTTCCGCTTCCCGAATAACTATCACCTAAGTTAAGCCATAACGTTCCATCGTCTTTTAGCACTCTTTTTACTTCTCGAAATACTTCAACTAAATTATTTACATATTCTTCAGGAGTGTCTTCTAATCCCAGTTGTTCTTCAACGCCATAATCCCTTAATCCCCAGTAAGGCGGAGAGGTTACACAGCAATCAACAGAACAGTCATCAAGTATTTTTAGTCCATCCATGCAATCCATGTTGTATAATTTATTAAGTTCTAACATTTACCCTCCTTATCGGTAATTCTTTTTAAAGATTTTCATAAACTCTTCAAATGAAAAGTTCTTTTCAAATTCGATCTGTGCAAGCTGCATGATGTGTCTGTCAAGTTCTGTGTTTTTATTGTGAAGCTCATTATGGCAATCGAAACACAACGGAACTGTTAATCTAAACTTATCAGCTTGTTTTCTGTTTGCTGTACCATGGAAGCAATGATGCTCTTGCAGGTTTTGAGTTGTGCCACATACAAAGCAATGTTCCAGGTCTGCTGTTACTAAACTACTTTTCATACTTCACCATCATCAACAACAGCGTAATCAATGCCGTTGTCCTTTAAAAACTTAGACACACTTAACAATTGACCATGTTTTCCAACAATTCTATAAACAGCATAGTATTTAGGTTCTTCCTGAATCGACTCAAATATTGGCTCTTTTATAGGTTCAGGAGTTGGCTCCATTACCGGCTCAGGTTGTTTCACTGGTTCAGGTATCGGTTCCGGAATTATTTCCGGCATTGGCTCAGGTATTGGAGGATTCTCAGCTTCATATATCCTGCTTGCAGAAAGCTTTATTTCACCTATAACATCTTTCGTTGTCATGCCTCTGTCTATGTATCTCTTGAAGTCATCAAACTTCATTTTATGGTTGATTCTTTCGTTCTCTGAATCAATTACATCTTTGATTATGTCAATCAGTTCATTTTCTCTGTCCTGTTCAACTTTTAATGTCATTGCCTTTGAAATCAAATCTTCCTTGACCTCATTTGATTTCGTTGTTAGATTGCAATACTTGTCCAAAATCTCAAGTCTATCAGCATACTTTTCATTAAGACCGTATTCAGCTGCAACTTCCTTTGCGAGTTCTATAGCTTGATTTCTCTTCAAGTCTCTCTTCTGGTCATCAAATACTTTTATTCCTTCTTTGATTGGCTGCTCTGCCTGCTCAATCAAGCCTATCAATTCCTTGCATTGATTTTCAAATTCTGTTATCGGCTTTGAGAGGTCTTTCTTCTTGTCTTTTCTGTAGTTATCTATTTTCACCCTCAAGCTTGCCAGATCCTTTTGTTTTGACTTGCAGGAAGACAAGCTTTGCTCTGTTACTACAATTCCCTGGTATTCTGTTAAGGTACCTTGAAGAGCAGATTTCATCTCTTCAAAGTTGATTTTAATCACTGGAAGAACTTCTTTTTTAACTTTGAACTCTAATGTAGGCATTTCTTCCGTTTCAGTTTCATCAGCAAGACCTTTAATTGTCTTGATTTCAAATTCGCATTTTTCTTCAGGTAAGTTTATTTCATCAACAATTAAAATCTTGTCCTTGCCTGCCATGTCAGCAACTACCAAATCACCAACATTAACATCTATTTCGCTCTTGTATGTGTAAGACCTTCCTTTAGGCTGTCCGTTGTCATCTATTACTTTAACTTTTATTATCATTACATCCTCCTATAGACCTAAGTCTTTCTTTTGTTTTGTTGGTACTTTTTCAAGTCTTGTCATCAGCTTTTTCCACTGCTCTAGTTTCAATTCTGATAATGCCTGGATGCTGTATTCCTTACAAATTTGAGCTGTTCTTACACCGGTTCTTTTCAGTTCAGCCTCTAAAGTTCCTAACTGGATTCTGTCAATTACCTTATCGTTAATAGCTTGTACATCTTCATCTGGTAATTCGTTTGGTACTTCTACTGGCTTTGAAGTCTGATTTTCAACTGGTGCAAATTTTGAATACAATGTAGCACCTTTAGAGTCTTTTATTACCAAGCCTGTAATTTCTCGTTTATGTTCCGTCTCTTTATACCTGATATCTGAAACATAAGCTCCGCTAAACTGATAAGGATTAACTAATTCGTGTCCCTTACCGCCCTGCTTTGGTTGTGTAGCGCAAGAAACAAATGTAAATCCTGCTGTATAAAGCTCTCTGCCTATTCCTACATTGAAAGCGGCTCTTTTAAAGCTGTCTGAAGCTTCTCCTTTTTCCTTTTCAGTGAAAGATTCAGTTCCGCAATCCCATTTCCAAACCCATTCTTCAATATCTCTGTTCCAAATACCTATACCGCAGTATAGATTGCCGTTTATAACCTCATGTTTTCTCTGCCATCCTTCAGGTCCGTATGTTTCATCGAGAATGTTCATATCACATCTGGCATCTTTATAAAGGAGTAACGAAACACCTTTTGCCGTTACTGTTCCTACTCTTACATCTATTTCATCTGGTCGTAATCCTCTAAACATAGCAGCCTCCTATTCTTCAACTTCAACAAACTTGTTATTTCCCAATGTGTAGAAAATGTTAGCTTTAATTCTCTTTCCATCCACTTTGGCAGACTTAACATTCTTAATATGCCAATCCCAGTTATCATCCTGCTCCCATTCTGCAAGCACTATGTAACAACCTAATGCGCCTTTAGCTTTGCTCTCTACACCCATGGCCATTGCGATGCTTTCTTTACCCTCTACGATTGCTGCACTTTGGTATCCTGTGTTAGTGGCTGCACTTTGGTCTCCTGTGTTAGTGGCTGCACTTTGGTCTCCTGTGTTAGTGGCTGCACTGCGGTATCCTGTGTTAGTGGCTGCACTGCGGTATCCTGTGTTAGTGGCTGCACTTTGGTTTCCTGTGTTAGTGGCTGCACTGCGGTATCCTGTGTTAGTGGCTGCACTTTGGTCTCCTGTGTTAGTGGCTGCACTGCGGTCTCCTGTGTTAGTGGCTGCACTTTGGTCTCCTGTGTTAGTGGCTGCACTGCGGTCTCCTGTGTTAGTGGCTGCACTTTGGTCTCCTGTGTTAGTGGCTGCACTGCGGTCTCCTGTGTTAGTGGCTGC